GTGAGCGAGTTCCTGGACTCGACCATGGAGATGCCAGCCTTCTGCAAGGACGCGGCATATGTTTCCATCTGCTGGCGGGTATAGCCGGCGTTGTTTCCGACCACGCCCATAACTACGCCCAGGGTCTCGTAGCGGCCAGCGAGCAGGGCGGCCTCACGGGCGTATTCGATGACCTTCCAGGATGCCCAGGCGGCGACTAGGCCCTTAACGATTCCGGTCAACCGGTCACCGGCCGAGGACATGCCATCCATGACCCTGGTTGCGTCCGTGACACTCCTGGAATCCACGCCGATTACGAGAGTGGCTATATCCATGTCACATCTCCTGAGTGGGTTGGGCCGCGAGGAATGCCCGGTCAATGGTTCGGATCAGATCGAGTTCAGTCAGGGTTGGCTTGATCCCGCGCATCCGGCTCCAAGCGTCGATATCTAGCCAGGAAATGGGCGCGGCCCCCATGCCGTTGCTGGTTCGCCCGGAGTTGAGGTCTGCCCACAGCGGGAAGGCATCAAGGGCTGCTTCGGGGAACCCCGGAGGATCGAGTGCTGCTGGCCTGGAGCCGGTGGTTGCTTCAAGCTGCTCAAGCTTTTCCCGGAGGGTGACGCCATCCTTCCCTGGCATTTCCAGAGCGAAGATGGCGCCAGCCGCTTCACGGGTCGCCTCGATCAGGCATTGAAAGGGCGGGTGGGGTCTCCCAGGGCTTCCAGGAGTTGCGACCGCAGCCAGTAGGCCTTCGGGTTTCCGAGGATCGCCAGGGCCGTCTCAGGGCTGTAGGGAACCTCATCCTCGCCGTTCTTCAGGCCGCGCCAGCCGAGGACCCGGGACGCTACCAGGGCGATCCCGTCCTGCTCTTCCTGGCCAGGGGTGTTGACCCGCCGCTTCCGGGATCGGTCCAGGATGGCGACCACCTTGGCCTGCGCCCCCGCATGGCACGGGGAGGCCAGTTCGATGAACCATCCACCTTCCCCGGTCGTGGGGTGGATGATCTCCACCTCGAACGAGTCTTTCAGGCAGGCTGCGATTGCGTTGAAATCCACTGGCGTTCTCCTTTAGGGCAGTCTTGTGAGCATGAGATGCGTGTTCGTGCCGCTGATGGGCGCGTAGGACTCGACCTCGATGGAGACCGGGTAGAGGCCGTCCTTGGGGTCGCCCTTCCACGTTTTGATCCGGGCGCGGGTGAGGTCCATCTGGTAGGTCTTGGTGCCGCCGGGGCCGAGGGTGAGGTGAAGGTCGATATCGTTCTCGGCCCGCATGTCGGTATAGGCCGCGTAGGCGGTGGAATCGAACAGGAGATCCATGCTCACCGTGACCTTGGCCGCCTTGTGCTTGATCGCATAGAGGCCGTTGACGCCGCAGATCGCCTGGGTGTCGCTGTTGCGGTCCACCTTGACGCTCCACTTGGTGACGGGCAGAACGGTGGTTCCCTTCTTCCAGACGGCCTCGAACGGCGCGATCTGGGGGTTGGTGTTCGGCTGGACCAGGGAGGCCCAGAGCGAGGCCATGGTCTCGTTCGAAACGGTCTTGGCCAGCAGGTTGAACTTGACCATGACGGGCTTGGCGCTGCTGTCGCCGCTGAGTTCGAAGCCGTCGAGGTAGGTCCCGAGGAACGGGAACGCGTAGCCGTTGGTCTTGTTCAGCTTCTCGATGGTGAACGAGGGCTGGATGTTCTGCGCGATGGTGTAGGCAGTCATGCCCGCAGAGTCCACAAGGCCGGTAGCGGTGGCGCAGGTGATGATGGTCGCGGTGACGGCGGAAATCAGGAACGTGGAGTTGTTCCCGGCGTTCGTGGGATCACCCGCGCCGTCCATATACATGCCGACCGCGAAGCCGTCCGTGATGAACGAGCCAGAGGGGCGGGTCCAGGTCTTGCCGGTGGCGAGAATGGAGATGCTGGCCGCGCTGTCGATGACCGGCGGGGCGACCTTGATCACGTTCGCGGTCCAACCCCAGTTGCCCAGGGCGGCGGCCAGCCAGTCATCGTAGAGGCCATACGCCAGCGGCGCACCCAGGCTGGGCTTGGCCTTGAGGTAGCTGCCGCGGCCCGCCGACTGCATGTTGTCGCTGCGCAGGACGGGGTTGTCGATGAAGTCCCGGTCAGGGGTGAATCCGCTCAACTCGGACCAGGGGAGGATCTGGCCAGCGGGAGTCGCCGGGGTCGTGCCCGGGATGGGCTCCAGAATGTAGGCGATCTGGGTTTGGTTTCCGACTTCAGGAATGTTCGGCATGGGTCACCTCAGAGGACTTGGAAGGGGATCGAGACGGGGATGTGCATCCAATCCGCTTCTTGGATGGGAGGCGCGATGGTGGGGACGCCACAGGCGATCCCTGAGAGGGTCTGCTTCTTGAAGTGGTCCACCATGGCCTGAGCGTCCAGCAGCGCTTGGGCGATGCCTGCGCCAGCGGGAACCCACCTGGAAACCTGGAAGACCCCGAATTCGTGGTCCCCACCGGAGAACACGGGAGCGACACCAGCAGGCAGGAGGTCCACCTTCCAGTAGGGCGCTCCCGGAGGGGTGCTCTTGCTGGGGTCGTAAACCCGGTTGGGCCAGGCGATCTTGGCCGGATCGATCCCGGGCAGGGCCGTGAGGCGGGTGTCGAGGGCGGCCCGAACCGCGGGCCAGCTCACAGGGACCTCACGGCGGCGTCCACGGTCTGCTGCCATCTGGCGACTGTGATCCGCGCCATCCCTGCCGGGGCCTGGGTTGAGGACCCGTATTCGAGGCGCATGATGTAGGGCACGTTGTTGGTGATGTAGAAGATCCCGCCGGCCCTGAGGGTGGACGCGAATTCAAGGCCGCGATGGATGGATGGGTCGCCGTTCTTGCTGGCGGTCTTGTCCACTGAGGTTTCCCGGGTGTTCCCGAAAAACCAGTTGGAGCGGGCGAGACCGGTATCAACTGGAGTGAGCATCACGAGATCGCGGTCCATGTCGATGGCGACCTTGCGCACCACCTTGTCGCACTTGATCCCGGTGGACTGCGCGAAGGCATGCAAGGCGGCGCCAAAGTCACTCACAGGCGCACCAGGCAGTTGTATTCGGTCTCCGCACCGCCCGGGGCGTAGCTTGGGCGAACGTCGATCACCACGTAGACCACGCTTTTCGTGGTGGCCGTGTCGCCCGCCCGGGGGGCAAAAGAGACTCCCTTGGCAGGGATGGAGATCTGGATGTCACCGCCCTGAACCAGTCCGTCACCGAACCGGAAACCGAGCGTCTTGAGGCTGGTGGCATCCAGTTTGCAGCGGGTGCTGTAGGACTGGGTTGCGGTGGTGCTGGGCTCCCCGGTGCTCGGGTCGATTGCCCCCAGGGTGGTCCGGGTGATCGTCGCCGAGGCCGCCTTGAGCAGCTTGTAGGAGTTGGCGATCTGGTTGACGATCAGGGAGTCGAGGCTCATGACCCCCTCACCAGCTTGATGGAGTGGCCATCGGTAGTCAGGAAGTTGCGGACCATCTCCAGGACGCTGGGCGGGACCGGGCGGCGCTGGGGATTGGTGATCGTGGTCGTTCCGGACTTCAGTTCAGTCGGAGCGAGGCCACCGGCATCAGCCTGGCGGTCATCAGAGACGAGCCGGAACGCAAACTCGCAGCAGGCATTGCGCACCTGCCAGGGGATCGTGGTGTTGTCGATCCGGTAGCCTTCCTTATCGTAGAGTGTTCCCGATGCCTGCTGAGTGTAGGCGTCGGAGATCCACCAGCGCCGGGGCCATGCCATCGGCTGAGCGCCGGTCGCACGGACACCGATCCAGGGAAGGCTGAACATGATCACCGAGGCCTGGCGCAGGGCAGCCTCCCGGTCTTCATTGGAGGCAGCCAGCCAGTCGGTCTTGAACTGGCCCTGCACCATCCCCATGTAGTCCTCGGCATCCGCGAGGGAAGCCAGGGAGTTCGCGTTGGTCGCTCCGGGGGTGGTGATCAGGGTCATGATCAGGCCTCGTCAGGTTCGAGGGCAACGAGGATGGCGGCCTTGACCTTGGCCAGACCGGCGTTGTAGTGGACCGAGATGCCGTTGGCCTTGGCGTAGGCTTTGAGGCGATCCAGGTCTTCGCAGGCGGCCACGTCGAAGTCAGGCGGGGTGATATCCTGCTGGTTGCCCTTGGCTTCCACCAGGGCCTCCAGTTCCGCGATTCGGGCACGGTCCAGGACGGCCTGGTCTTCCAGAGCGGCGATGCGCTCCAGGGACCCTTTGTATTCAGGCGTGATCTTCCCGGCCAGTTCGGCAACGGTAGTTGCGCGGCTGGGGACGAAGGCAGGGACACTGCCAAGATCCTCATACCCGCCGCTGTTGATCAGGTCGCGGGCATCCACTTCATGGACCTGGATTTCCTCTCCAGTTTCCTTGCAACGCAGGTTCTTCATGGGGTCTCCATGCAGGGGGCAAGCGGCTGCTCACCCCCTGCGGTTTGGCTTAGCAGCCAGGGTTGAGGCCGATGAAGGCGCTGTAGTTGATGCCGGTGACCACGGTTCCAGCGACGACCGTCCGCAGGCGAACGTAGCGGTACTGGGTGCCGTTCAGTTCGTTGCGGAACGGGATTGGGAAGCGCCCCACGCCGGTATTGGTGTCCACCGGAGCGGTCGCCTTGCCCAGGGTCTGGCGGCCCAGCTGGACGATGCCGCTGGCGAAGGTCGGGCTGTTGGATCCGAGGACGATGATGTCGTAGATCTCATTGGCGCTGTCCAATTCGATCGCGGACACGTCCACGACCACGTCAGCTTCGAAGAAGCCCGCGCCGAGGTCCAGGATGGTGGCCACGTCAGCGGACGCGGCAATGAGGCCGGCGGCCTTGAGAAGCAGGTTGTTGTCGTAGGTATACTGGCTGTGAAGTTTGCCCATGGCGGTTATCTCCGGTCATGCAGAGGAAGAGGGAAGCCCGGGAGCCACGAAGCCCCCGGGCTGATTCGCTTACGCGGTGACGGCGGCGTCCTTGATGCCGTTCAGGCGGGCAGCGGCGCGACCGTGGTAGCAGGAGATACCGGGATACCACTCGACGCGGGTCCGGTAGGCCGGCTTGGTCTGCAGCTCGCCGAGGTCGCGGGCCACGATGTCGCCGTTCTGGATGCCGGTCAGCATGCCTTCACGGAAGGACACGGCATAGATCGAGGTCGAGGCTGCGGTGCCGCCGCCGGGGTTGGCTTCGGTGAAGGGCAGGATCGCGTTGGAGGCGTTGTCCAGGTCCATGACGATGATCGGGAGCTTGTTGTAGACCTCGATCTGGTTCCCGAAGGCGTCCGTGGTGAAGGTGATGAAGCCGCCGATGTTGGTGCTGCGGCTAGCCTGGGTCAGGCGGCGCCGCATGGTCTTGTTCATGATCAGGTGGGTGGGATCCACGACCTGATCGATGAGGGTGTCCAGGAGCAGCAGGGACAGCGCGTCACCACCGGAGGTGGCACCGGCATTGATCACCTGGCCGCCGGTCAGGCGGGTCTGGAGGCCGTCGAACTCGCGGGGGTCCGAGGCGGTGTCGCCCTTGATGAACTTGGAGGTCCAGGCGAGGCCCAGGGCGCGGATCTTCATCGCTTCCTGGACGGCCCGCTGATCGGTGCCCTGGGTGTCGACGATGAACTTGTCCACGTCGAGGTCACCGCCCGCGATGGACAGGGTCTCGGTGATGGGGTTCAGGATGCCGGTGGATTCCGAGTAGGACTCGTTCACACCACGGAAGCCCACGCCAGGGAGGGATTCCTCGCGGTTGTACTTCAGGGCGTTGCCGGCGATGTTATCGAACGGCAGAGCCATGAGAACGCCGGAACTACCAGCGTAAAGCTGGATGACGGCCTGGCGAATGGCATCGCCAGAGTGTAATTTGCTTGCTTCGAGCAGGGTCAGAGCCATGGTGGTGGCCTTTCAGGGTTGCCCTTACCGGCGAGCCGCTTTGAGGATCTCGGTAGGGGAGAGGTTGGGGTCGATCGCGCCCGCGGCACCGCCACGCGCACCAGCTCCCGGATTGGCCCCGCCGCCCTGGGAAGGTTTGAACCAATGCGGTGCTTCGGTGACTTGCTTCCCGAACCACTCGCTGACGGGCATGGGGTTCACCCCGTCTTTTCCGTAGATGGTCTTGTCGCCTTCCATCGGGGTGGGCTTGCCATCCACGAGCCGATAGATTTCGCGGCCCGCTCTCAAGGCGTCCCGCATGGCGGTAGGAAGCACACCAGCTTTGGCTGCTTCGGACTGGATGGCGCCGTCGATCAGGAGTTCGTGAAGATGGGCCTGGTCCTTGGCGCGGGCATCCGACAGTTCCTTGATGGTCTTGTCGGTTTCGCCCTTCATGGCAGCGATCCGCTCAGCGAAGCGCTTTTCTTCGTCCTCCTTGCCCTGGCCTTGCTTGGCCTTGAGCACGGCGGCGAGTTCGGTGATATCGGTGATTCCGGCGGTGGACTTCACGGAGTCGATGGCGGCGGTGGCGTCCCGGAGGGCATCGGCCACCTTCTTCTTCTCTGTGAGGATGGTGTCCTTGTTCTCGCGCAGGGCGATGAACGAGGGATGCGTGGAGATGTCGGTGTCAGCGACCCACTTGCCATCCTTCTCGATGAATTCAGAGGCCAGTGCCGCCGGCACCTCAGCCTTGGTAGCGTATTCCAGTTTGAACATGAGCCCCGCTCCGAAAGACCCGCACAGCGGGCACATTCAGAGGTTCATCCTTCGCGCTGTCTCACTTGGGCCCTTGCGTGAGACTTTTTCCATAGGTACGAAAAAGCCCCGCCGTAGCGGGGCCGTTTGGTCATGGTAGTGGGGTCATGCTTCTTCGAATTGAATCCCATGATCACCAGGAATTGCCGATAGGTGCTGAACCTTGCCCTCCACCACTTCCGTTGGGATGCCTTCACCATCCGGGAACGCAGCGCAGAATCCTCCGTCTTCATCGGTCAAATGCTTACACCCTAGGCACTTTGTAGCGCCATTGAAGAAAACATCTCGCAGGACAAATCCGTTAGACAATGGAAACCCCATATCCAAGATCAATGTTAAGGCTTGCAATGACATCTAGCCATAGCCTGTGATAAAAATCCGCAGCTCCTCCATCCCAGGTGATTCTATTTGCGGCTACATCTGCATCCAGTTGCTGTAGTAGCTTCCGCTTTGTGGATGTGTATGCGCTATGGATTTGGTTGCGGGCTGTGACCCCGCCACTGGGCCACCCGGACGCAGGCCGTTGCATGACGTATGTTCTGCCACCTTCGCCAGCGGCTCTCATTTCAGCCACGTCATACTTCATCGCAACGCTCACATCTGCAAAACTAAACGATCCGTTAGACGGGTGGTTATGGGTAAATATATTATCTTTCAGTAAATTAATATCCGAATTTTCCAGAGGAACACTCGATTTTTTCCCCTTCTTGTGCATTAACAGATTCCCGTCAGGATCGAATATCGCACCGTATTCCCGATTTTTATTAACATACTTTCGTTCCCAGTCGGTTAGCGCGGTTGTGAGGCCAGCGGACCTTCCGGAAGTAGCGGATAGTGATCCTTGCCCAGCTTCAAGTTGTGAAATATTCAGTGGATTACCATTTTGGTTCACCATGTCGGTGAACCCAAGTTTTCCCTTCTGCCACATGTCGAACTTGCCAGGCCCCAGGATGTCCTTCTGCTGTTTCTCGCTCTGCTGGGCGAACCACTTCTCGTAGGTCAAATCGCCAGACACGGGACCACCCATAGAAGCCCGCTGACCAAGAGGGATCTTGTCGAGTTCCTTTGCCATGGCAGTGTTTCCACCGGCCTCTTTGGCCAGTTGCTCCCATGTCTTGGTGACCGGCATCGTTGTAGACCGGCATCCCCAATGGGCGGTAGCTCCCGGGTATGGGCGATCGTGCCCGATTGGCTCAAGGTCCATTGTCCAGCGCAAGCCATCCATCGCCCTACAGATCGGCGTAGTTCGGTTGTCGAGGGTGGACAGCCACTCTAGGCCACCCATGATGTCGGCATTGGCCTTGTATGCCTCCATGTGAGCCGTGTTGGCCGTGCTGATGACCGAGGTGCGGACAAGCGCTTCTGCGTTCCTGCGGGCCGCCCAGAATACGCCGCGGTCCTCCACCGGGATCGTCCGCAGATCCACCTTGCCGACCGCGTTCACCCCCGGAATGTTCTGGCCCATGATCCGGTCACGGAGCTGGGTGATGTTCTCTCCGCGCATCATGCCCTTGCGCATGGCGTCTGAGAAGTCATCCAGAAGGCCTGATGCCTGTCGGTCCCACCAGATCGAGGATGGAGCGCCCTCAGTCATGACATCCGAAGCGATGGCCCGCAGTTGCTCCTTCGTCCACTTTGGGGGGATCATCAGGTCTGCGCCAATCGCCTCGTTCATGGCCGTGGCGATGCCCTTTGAGCTCACCTGGATCAGGCCAGCCATCTCCTCGGCATGCCAGGTGCCGATGTCGGCATAGGTGGAATCGATCGTGGCCTTGGCCTCCTCCAGCATGGCTCGCAGTCGCGCCCGTTGCCAATCAGTGCGCGGCGTGTCCAGGCCGGCGCCCATCAGCCCCTTGATCAGATCAGCCCCAAGGTCATAGAGCATCGCCAGCACGTCCTGCTGGAGCTGCGCCTCGTAGCGGGTCAGATTGACCGTCTGGCCGATGATCCTGGAGCGGATCTTGTCAGGGATGCTGGTCATTTGGTGGCAGGCTGCTTATCGGGCGCTGGTTTCTTATCGACGGGAGGGGTTTTTGCCATCGGCGGGGCCTGGGCATCGAGCAGGGCCTTGATGTCCTCCGGCGTGCGCCCATCGGGCAGGATCTCGCCGCCTTCCAGGATGATCAGCAGGGTCTCCAGGTCGATGACGCCAGCGGTGTAGAGCCCCAGGTAGGCGGTGATATCCAGGCTGGACAGCTTCGAATCCACGAAATCGCGGTTCATCTCGACCTTGATCGACTCGACATCAGCCACACCATCCCAGCGAGCCATGATGTGCAGGGCTCGGTTCAGGGCAGACTCCACGGCGTCGACCACCAGAGAGAGCGTCGCCCCTTCCCCGCTGGCGTTGATCCGGGTCGTGGCCTCGGTCTCGGCTGCCTTCTTGGATTCGATCAGGAGCCTGGCACCCAGGGCAGCCATCAGTTGCTGCTTGCCCAGCAGGCGGGCCTCAAGGGCAGCCAGGGCGCTGCCGGTGATCTCCAGCATGCCGACCTGGGATCCGGTGGGAAGAACCCAGGCGCTGGACCCGCCGATCTTGAACTCAGGCATGGATCCGTCAACCAGCGGCTGCATGTTGCCAGCGATCCAAGGCGTGAAGATCCCGCCCCAGTGCAGACCGTTCTCCAGGTCGGCAGAGGTCAGGTAGTGGCTAAGGTTGGCCTGGGCCAGAGGAAGCAGTGGGATCCCGGCGATCTGCGCCAGCGTGAATGGGATTTCCTTCAGTGGCTGGCCGCGGAATAGCAGTTCCATGTCAGGTCCGTGAACCCAGGCCTTGGCCTTTTCTGGAAGGGTCCAGGTGCGCACGAAGGGAACTCCATCCACCATTCGAAGTTCCCGATAGGTCACCTTTTCGGCCAGGGTGTATGGGTCCTTGGGATCCGGAGCCCAGTCTTTATCCCGGAGCACGACCGTCCCATCGGGAAGGATGTTGGTCACGTTTTCCTGGCAGTAGCGGCTCAGAAACGGGCGCTGGCCGTCATGCTCGACCAGGATGCCCTCCAGACTCGTGGTGAGCATTTCGTGGACCAGTTCCCCGGCGAACGAATTGAGGCTGACTCCGGTCCCGGTGATATCGTCCTTGTATTTCTTGGTCCACTCTTCGGGGCCATGCACCTGAAGATGCTTTCGTGTGATCGCGCCGGCCAGGGCCTCCTTCGTCCGGACGCAGGCTCCGTAGAACAGCGCCCGCTTCTTATAGGCGTTGTAGTCGGCGGTATCCTGGCCGCCCAGTTTGGGGAGGTATCGCTCCCCAGCGAGTTTCACGGCATCATCACCAGCCATGACGTCGCGCATGGTCCTGACGCTGTCATCCATGGCTGCAAAGGAGGGGTGGCGAGTGTTGATGGGCATGGGGAATCCTTCACTTGGCCTGGAATAGGTAGGGGGTGAGAACCTTGTATGCGACGGTCAGGCCGGCAACTGCCAGCGCAGTTAGGAACGCGGCTCGGACCTTGGGCCAGAACAGCGCCCACCCGGCTAGGGGTTCTCCGGTCGCAGGGTCTCGGTCGGTCACTTCCCGCAGAAGGCGCAGCATTTCCTTGAGGTCCCGGGCCAGAGGAGGCGGGTTGAGCGACTGCGCCATCCCGAGCAGTTCCAACAGCAGCTCGCGATTCTTGAAGATCGCCTCTCCCACTTCCGCGAAATCCTCGTGCGCGTCCTTCGCCTCGTCCTGGAGGCGGTGCAGGGACTGGAGGTCGCCGTCCAGATCAGTCAGGCGGTCGCGGATGGCCTCAAGTTCGCCCACGAAATGGCTCTTGAGGTCGCTTTGCGCCTTGTCGTGGCCAGCAAAGGAGATCGCCCCGTCCCGGATGGCGTTGGTCAGGGCTTCCAGGATCCGGCGCAGGGAGGAAACGTCCTTCTCCATGCCGGTGATGGTTTTCTGGAGATCGGTGGATGCCCGACGGATCTCATCATGGGCACGTTCACAGGCTTCGGGCACAGCCAACTCCCATATAAATCAGGGCTGATTCAGCCGTGGATCGGTAGAAACGGGCGATCTCAGCGATGGCCTTTTCAATGCCCACCTCTGCAACGGTCGGGAGTTGCTGGGCGACCTCAAGCTGGCGGGTCTGGGAAACGGACTGACTGAACACCTCGGGAGCCATTAGCGCCTCCCAAGATAAACGGTTCCTGCCGCCCCGGCAGCGCCACCAGTCATGGATCCATGCAGGAACCCCCGCCAGTAGGCTGCGCGTTCCAATCCTTCCCTGGCAGCGAGAGCGGCTCTCAACTGGACTGCCTCGGAGGCGCGTTCCTTGGCTTCAGCGGCACTGGACCCGGCGGCGGTGCGCCAGGAGTCCCGGGACAGGATGAGCGTTGCCTTTTCCCCTTCCAGGGTGGTGATGTAACGCTCCTGGGCTTGCAACAGATCCATTTGTGCCTGGGTTCTCGCCCTCAGCACCACCAGTTCAGGGTCAGTGGGGGTAGGATCAGGCCCGGGCACCAGGGGAACAGGCATAGGGGTAGGCGCCGGGATCTTTGCCAGCCGTTCTTTTGCCCGAGATACTTCGGCCTTGGCCTCCTGCGCCGCGGGCTCCTTGTCCTTGATCTGCTGGTCATAGGTCTGGGCCTTCCCGGTGGCATCGGTTGCGGATTCGTGATGCGCATCGGCGGCGCCGTGGTGCTGGTCGGCGGCCTGCACGTGCTGTTCCACCTGGCGCTGCTGGTAGCTCGTCCAGGCGCCGTAGCCGATGGCCATGGCGGCGATGACCAGGGCGCAGGCCAGGAGGTGGGATTCGAGGTAGTCGAGGATCTTGGACATGGGAACTCCTGTCGCCTACTTGGGGCGGGTGGTCGCGCCCTGGGCGCTGGGCTGCTTCTCGCTCTTAACCTCGTAGAAGGCGAACGGCAGTCGGTCGGTGTGCTGCACGGCCTTGTCGGCGGTTCCCTTGAGGGTGGCCGAGCAATCCCAAAAACCACGAAGGCTGGTTCCCTTGAAGTAGGCAAGGCCAGCCCCACAGCCACACCGGGCCGTGGCCGCGTAGACCAACTCAGCGTCAGTGTAAGTGTGGCCTTCGGCCTCATGCTTCTGTGCGAGGGCGTAGCGCCGCTGTTCTTCCTGGGTGGCGTATTCGTTGATGACCTTTTGGGCGTCATCGTGGGCGGTCTTGGCGGCTTCGTATTCTTCTCTGGTTATCATTGGATACCTCTCATGGGTTGGCCGAAGAGCATCAAGCGCCCCCTTCCTGGATGGGGAGGATTGCGGAACCGACGATCACCGGCCCGGAGGCCATGGTCGCGG